AAGTTACACGTGAGTATGAAGCCGCAGTTCCTTGAGAACTCCTCCATGAAATTGCGTAGAGCTGGCTGTGTAGAGTTGGCGTTAAGGTAGTCGGCTTCGTCGAGGATGACATACTTTCTTCCCCCACCAAAAGATACTGAGGAAGCAAATTGTTGGATGTCGTTCCGGAGTGTGTCAATATTACCATTCATCGATCCATTGATTACAATATAGTCAGCTCCAATCTGTTCTAACATAGCTTTTGCTACTGTTGTTTTACCAACGCCAGCAGAACCTGTTAATAACAGATTAGGTATGTTTCCACTATCTATAAAAGAGCTGAAGGTCTGCTTGAGACCTTCAGGTAATATACAATCATTAATTGTCTTTGGTCGATACTTTTCGACCCATAAGAACTCATCCATATAAATCACCCATTAAACGAGCTTGATGCTTCAGTAGCAACATAGTACATAATATTACTTGTTGACCATTTCGATAACCCTTTAGATGATATTTTAACATCATAGTTACCAGAAATCAACTTAATAATGTTATCTACTTTAAAGATCATATTGAATGACTTATTAGTCTCACCTACTTCAACAGAAAAGACATCAGTAGATGGGTTCTTAGAATTGGTAGCAGTGACGGTGATGTGGTGGCTATCGCCCGTCACTGCAATTTCCGGCAACTGGAGAACATTAGAAGCTCTTACGACCTTCTGCAGCTCATCTTGAGAAATGGAGAACTCAACATCAGCAGCCGGAAAATTAATATCCTTGTTAGGATCAGGTGCTACAATCATAGAAGGGTCAGCATATGTATAGTTTACTGACTGTCTACCAGATACTACACTAACTTGAGTTTCGTTAAAAGTAAGTTCTGGTTCTTTGATTAGAGATAGCACACCTAGAAACTTTGACAACTCATAGATAGCAAAACGTGTAGTGAACGTTTCATCTACGTTAGCTTTAGCATAAATGCTTCTTGTTGGTGACATAGTAGTAATAATGTTACCAGGATGTACCAACAAAGAAGGATTTATAGTTGAAAAGTTTTTCAGTACGTTAATAGTATTGTCACTTAATTTCATAATATAGTAGTCCTATCACTTCTTGCGAGCGTGTTTAATTTGAGAAGGATCGGCTGTTGCACTAGCACCAATAGAAGCCAATGCAGCAAGTTTACCACCGAATGTATAGAAACCTGCATGCTGTAAATGCATCCAAGGACACAACCATACTTTCATACCAATCTTTCTTGAGTTCTGACAGAAGAGATAATCTTCTGATAGATAACGCTCAGATGCAGGATCAACTTCTGCTTGAAAGTACATACCAATACGACGTGAACCGTCAAACTCAGCTGTACGAACGTGATCAGGTTTGTACATAATGTTAGGTATACTCTTAGCATAATTTTCAAAAGTAGTACGGCGAATCATCATAAACCCTGTACCAATCTCTAACACTTCTGCAGGCTCATCTAAACGAATTGATTTAGATGATTGACCTGGATCAATGACTGGGTTAAACACAAAGTCACCTACGAAGTCTTCAAGCACGTTAGGGTTCTCATCTGCTACACCACGATCAACAGCCTGTTTAATCTTTTCCCAAGTAATACATTTCTTAGGATAAGCACCACCGATAATATCATATGGTGATTCATCTGTCTGTAATGCAAGAAGTGCAAGAACGTCTTGAGGGTTAAATCCAATATCAGAGTCAATAAACAAGAGATGTGTATAACCTGAACGAAGGAACTCATCTACACAGTAATTACGTGCACGAGTAATAAGTGACTCGTTAAACAAAAAGTATGATTTCATTTCAATACCATACTTAAGACATGCAGCAGTAAGATCACACATTGCACGTGCATACATACCATTACATTGACCACCATACATCGGTGTAGCTACAAATAACTTTTTCTTCTGTAGCTCTTCTACCTTAATTTGTAATTCCATTTTTTATTTCCTTTTACCACGAACCATCGTCAACGATGAATTCTATTCTAAACATTAATACATTAATAATTAAATGATGCATCTTTGGTCCTAAATCATTAGGAGGAAGATACTTTGCCTTTAATCTCCACTCACAGGGATTAAGAATAAACACTATTACAAGATTAGACCATCTAAGATAATTAAGTATATTTTTGATCATGCGCTTTACCAATACCATAATCACCATCATACTTCTTGAGAGATTGTGATGTAAAGAGAAGGAACTGTCCTACTCTCGTTCCCTTTTTAATCTTTGCAGGAGCAGTTACATGGAGAGCACCAGCCATAACGCCATGATAACCAGAGTCGTATAGACCACTAGTAATAAACAGCCCATTGCGATTAAGAGTTGATCTGGTGATAACCCAACCCGCTTCATCCGGCCCAACATGAATAATATTCTCCATAATAATTTCATAAGCACCAGGACTTAAATACCAATAACCCTCGGCATCTGGTGTAAGCTCCCAAGATCCTCTATGCTCTTTAACTTCTTTACCATCTACTTCGCCAATAGTAAACGTTTTAGATACATTCATTTGAAAAATTTTATCAACACGAAGATCTACTGCATTAGGTTGAATATCAGTCAATTCAACATTAGTAAGATTAGATTGAGTATCTTGTGCTGCAATATGAATCATCATTAGTGGGCTCCGCTACTCTGATATTCATCAATAACTTTTTGTCCATGCTCTCTAGCTACTTCCCAAACTACTGGTCCTGTTTCATCTGCATATGCAACTGGGTCAGGTCTTCCTAGCTTAATAAATGCTTCGATACGTTCAATAGATGATGAAGATTTATAATCTGAATACCATACGTCACCTAGCTTGATAGGCTTGTACGATGTATTAGTATTAGAATAGACTGTATCAAAATCTAAATCAAGCTCTTTACAAAGTTCAAGACCATCTTTTAGAATACCATACTTATCAGTATGAAGGTAAGGTGTAAAGTATGTTACTAGTTCTGAGTCCCAATTACCAATTCTAAATGCATGATCATCTGCTTCACGGAACTCTGGACGACAGTCAGGATAAATTGCATGGTCACCAGAATGAATACCTAAAGCAATTGCAGTTGTTTCTTTATTCTTTGCTGCAGCTGAAAGTGCTACTGCTTGTACAAGTGAAGCAAAGATCTTATTACGATTAGGTACAACTGTTTGCTTCATTGTATCTTCTGCATAATGACCTTCCGGTACATCTGCACCACCTTCAACAAGAGTAGAATTAAGAAGAGCTGTAATACCGTCAATCTTAATAACTTGGTATTTAAACCTATGGTTTCTAGAGTGTAGATACTTTATAAGCGATGCAGCTCTTTCTAACTCTACTCTATGCTTCTGTCCATAGTCAAATGAGACTGCAGTTACTGAACCACTAGTCTTATATGCTTCTGATAAACAGCGGAGTAAAAGAGTAGATGAATCCATACCGCCGCTAAGTGAAACTACTAAATTCTTAAACATACAATATCTCCATTATTGTCTTAGTGTTTTCATGTTAAGTTTATGTGATATAGATAGACCATTTGCATACATCATAAGTGTATCATGATCAGTTGCACGTGCAGGGTTAATATCAATACCACCACGACGTGTATACAAACAGGCTACGAAAAGTTTATCTGGACCTAAAAGGTCATACAGTCTCTTGTAAATGCATTCACAGATCTCTTCATGGAAGTGATTTTCACGGCGCATTGAGACAATATACTGTAGAAGAGATTCTGGTGTTACTGTTTTGTTACCCTTAATTGAAATATAAACATCACCCCAGTCAGGTTGATTAGTAACACGGCAGTTAGAACGAAGAACTGCTGAACGCCAATTATGTTCTGCAGTTGATACTGTATCTACTACTTCTAAAATATCTGGTGATTCATTATACTGATTAAATACAATAGACTCTACATTGACATGATACTCAAGAGGTATAAACTCATTATGCATATCAAAAGAGATAGGTGTAGTCATCTGCGAACCTTCATTACAGAATGAAATCTGCAATTGAGTTTTATCTTCTAGACCTAATGCTTTCGCAACGTCTTCTTGAATCCGATCTTCTGCAGTATAGATTGCACCATCGACACTATCACCAAGTCTTGCCATATTGTATGAGTTCATATAAAGTTTAAGTGACTTTGACTCTACAATATTAGGAGAATTAGATGGATAAACACAACGAATGACACCACAGATAGGAAACCCATTTGTAGTAAGAGTGGAAAACTCATAACAATTCCATGTATCAAAGCCAGTGAAAGGCAAATTATTATCATCAATACCGTAAGCGGTACGATTAAGATGACGAGGTACACCGACCAATAGAGAAGGATCAATGTTATCAGGAGTAACATAAGGTTTAACAACAGAACCATCTCCAGCCTTCCCTAGATGTACTGATGCAATATCTTCAATCTTTACCATTTTTCTTTTCCTCATACGCAATTGCAAATTCAATAAACTTAGCAGCCTTTTTAAGATCTTGCAATACAGGATCTTTATTACCTGCTCTCCAAATATACTTAAATGCTTGAAAGCGATTATAATCTGTAAATATACTATTAGTAGAAGTCTTACACAACTCCTCAATCACATCAATACATTCATACTTACTATCACCCTTATAGTGACTAGGTCTAATAGCATCAGACATCAATATGCTCCGGTAGAAATTCAATCCATGATTGTAGTGAACAATCCTTAAGTGTATTATAAAGCTCTTCTTTAGTAATGCAAGTATTATCTCTAAGAACACTATGAACTACTTCACCTTCATCTACACCCTCGGTAACTCTATGAATAACTGAACCTATAGTATGATACTTGGCATGACCTTCCCATGTCTTCTCTTGAGGGTCTTTACCTTTAAGTTCAGGGTGTAAGTGAATAGCTGCAGGATGACCATTATAAATGTCGTGAATCTCAACTATATCTCTAGGAATGATCTTAAGGTAGCCATGTAACGTAACAAAACATCTCTGTCTTGTAAAACGTAAACCATTATGAATAGCTTCAAAGTTCATAATAGTAACCTTGTCTACAGGTATATTATGAGACCATTGATCTTCATTTTTATTGTTAGTAATAATTTCTGTAGGCCAAACATTAAAGTGATCACAGATCTTCTTAAGTTCACTTCCTGTCTGACTAAAGAGTGCTATCCAGGGTCTCAATTGCAAAACTTTCTAAACTGTTCTACGTTACCTTTAATAAACTCAAGTTGCATATCCGTTACTTCTTCTGACATATACTCAATAAGCTTAGTTGAGATCTTCTCATCAAGACCGGTAGGACGATATTGAACACCATTTAATCCGTGAACAATAGGATTAGAAGTATCCACAGAATCAATCCAGCTGTAATCTTTATAAGCAGTAAACTCTTGAGGAAGACCGCAACCGAGAAGGTGATGAGGCTTGTTAGTATCAATAACACCATCATCGAGTAAATCTCTCAAAAGCTTTTGACGACCAAACATCCAGGCTGCATACTTGTTAATAGGTTTAAGGTTTTCTGTTGATGCAATATAATATGAGTAATCAAAAGAGATTGCAACTTTATCTACACGAGGTGCAATGTCTTTATAGCAATCAACTATCTCTTTATAAGTCTTCCCTTGTACCACTCCAATAGACTTGATAGAAGGATTGACTGCATACTTTGCAAGCCATTTATCCATCTTACGAAGAGTACCAAGTGTATCTTCTAGAATGTCAGGTATAATATACCAAGTAGGTTGTAACTTTTCAATCCACTTAAAGTATACATCGCCGTCAAATGACTCACCTAACTCAAAGATAGAGTTATCAAGAACTACTTCACGTCCATTAATGACTGCATCCTTGAACATACGGTAGTATACCATATTAGATTCAAAAAGATGAACCAGCGCATAATCATAATCAGTCATGCGCTGGATAGTAGGAAAAATACTTATAGGAGCTTCATGCGCAATTTTCATTCAATACACCTTTATTCATAATAGCAAAGATCTGTTGAATCTCATCATAGTTCCATTTGCGCATTTCTGTAATGCCAGAAATTTGATCTGGTTCATACCAATTATGAAATTTATTTTCTTTGCCTTTTATAGTATCCATTATTAGCTTTTCTAATGATAATGCTTCTTCTTCTGTTTCACAATAAACAGAATGCATTACTTTAATGTCAGTAAAGTAGTTACTAATAGGATAAGGCTCATCAGAACCTCTATACATAAGTCTATCCATAGCATCTCTAGACTTAGTAATACCTACTTTATATACTACTTTAGGTATAGCGGTAGTACGTTTAAGTTTAGCCAAATAAACTTTATACATAATGAATCATCCAATCCATTACTAGATTAGTATTTTTAACTTTCCTTTTATCTTCACTATTAAGTGATGGTGAATAAAGAAATTCATTATTAGCAAGATCTGCTTTTTTATAAAACTCATCATGTGGTATTTTAGACACAAACTGATTGAAACGATCTACAATCTTAAGAGTATCAAATCTATTTTCTTTACCTACAATACCTTTCATACGAATATATTCATTCGAATGTATATTTACTACTTTTACTTCTACGCGCTCTCCAGTCTTAGGATCATAATGATCATAACCTGGATTATGAGAAGATGTCAAAATATGACCATCTTCTTTTGCACTCATATGTTCAATAATAATTGCTGCAAATGTAGCGTTAGTTTTGATTAACTCTTCTAAATTTTTACTAGCATACTTTTTAATTTGGGCATCTGTATATAAAAATGACATGTTACTTAACCTTCATTCCATAGCCTGAAAAGGCAAAATTGGTTGCAAATGTATCTAAACGTTTACCAGATAGAGTCTGTATATCTCTAAGTGCCTTAACCTTAGTATCGGTTTTAGCATGAGATACTGCAAGCAATTCTTTGAAGGCTTCTCGTTTTTGTTCAGTAGTCTCTGACTTCCAAACTTTTTGTACGTATTTGTCTAGATTAATCATAGGTAATTTCTCCATTTTTTACCTGGTCTTCTAGCGACAATTAATCATAGTATATTTTTAATAAAAATGCAACTGATAAAAAACTCAATGATTTCAATCAGTTACATGAATATCTACTGGTTTGAAGCTTGATATTACTATAGAACTCATTCTTTACTGAAGGATCAGATAAGAAATCTCCAAGTAATACTGCAGTCTGAGTCATTGAGTTTGATGCACCAATTCCTCTGTTTTCACAGCAACCATGTTTTGCTTCGATGTAAACACCAACGTCTTTTGACTCTGTTGCTTTACTAATTGCCTTTGCAATATCACCGCAGAGTTCTTCTTGAAGAGTACCACGACGTGCACAATGCTGAGCAATACGAATATACTTACTAAGACCGATAACACGAGTATGGGGTATGACACCAATATACGCGGTACCTGTAACTGGTTGGTGATGATGTGAACACATAGACTTAAGCTCAGCCCTAACCACAAGCATACCACCATAAGGCTCAGTACCATGCGATCCATCATTAGGGAACGAAGTAACTTTAGGTTCATTGTGATATCTTCCTGACATGATCTCGTTAACATACATCTTAGCAAGACGTCTTGCAGTACCATGAGAGTTAGGATCATTATCTACATCGATAAGCAATGAACGAAGCACACCGTCAAACTTTTCTGCTACCTCGTCAATGAGTAGCCTACGATCATCATCATCCATAAATTGGCTAATGTTATCGTTGGCAAAAAAGCGATGATTGGCATTTTTTAGCCTTTCTTTGATTTTTTCTGAAACTAACTTACTTTCCATATTCACACCCTGATTATAATCTTGTTTTACTTGTTTATAGTATTCACGTAAACTCATACAAACAAATCCTCATTCCACTCTCTATGACCTTCACGGTAAGCCATGTTAGCCATTGTTTCACGAACTTCTACTTTAAAACACCATAGACGTTCTGCTTCACCAGGACCCCACATATCAGGAATGTATACACCGTTGACATACTTATAAAGCATATCAGCGAGACCTTCACAGCCAAGCTTTGGTAGAATTGTTAGCTTAGCTAAACTTTTACTTTCAAGTAATTTAAATGTTTCCATCTCTGGATCATCTTGTGCAACTAACAAAGTATGATCAAATTGATCTTCTAGAATCTTTTTAAGTTCTTTAAGTCCACCATAATCAGCTACCCAGTTACGGATATCAAGCTGATCTGATCCAAAGTAAAATTTCATAGAGAATGCATAGCCATGAATCATATTACAATGTGAGTCTGCTCTCCACTGGCGGTATGCACAAGGGAATGCATTATGATATTCTTTAGTACTTACGTATTTGTATGTTCTTGGTTCCATTTTACTTCCTTAAATATGTTTCTATTCTTCGATCAATATACTCGTCGAGATGTTTTTTAAATTTCTCTTTCGTGGTAGGTAAGACTTTATTGCGAATATCGTCAGCTTGTCGCCATCTACCTTCTTTATTAGCATACCATTCATCATCTAGAGAATCAATAAGCGACTCTAAAGATGTAATTACATCTTCAATAATTTCACTACTTCTTCTTGGCATTATGTACCCCAGGCATTCTTCCAGAGCTGGACTTGTAGACGGGGTGAGTATCTCCATCCATTTTTCATAGCAAGATCGGCAACCCATTTCTCGTTATTATCATAATGCATAGTAGTACCACCAGCAGGCATGAGGTAAACTGGAATTTTATATTCTTCGATTACGTCTCTATATTCCCTAACTGCTCTTACTACATCATCATAATCATTCTGATCTGATACTACCCACTTAAAGTATCCGTTTGAGTATAGTACTTCTGAAAAGTAATCCCATACTACATGAGGTTTGATTGCATCTTCCCACTTCTCACCTGACGATGGAAGCTTAGATGAAATACTCCATGTAACGTTAATACTATCAGGGTCACCATCTACGTTTGGTTGATCAAGATATCTTGCAAGTTCTTGTTTAAGATCTTGTGTACCGTTTGTCTCAAACGTGATGTTAGTTAAATTCATTTTACGTACTTTAATCTCTTCTAGCAAATCAACATATGATTTTTGCCAACCAAGAAGAGGTTCACCACCTGTAAGAATCAAATGCTTATCAGTACCAAACTCTCTATTAGGTAGGAGCTCTTGCATCCTATCTACAATAGCTTCTACTGTAAGTAAAGGTGAGAGATGTTTAAAGCGAGGATCCCAAGATGCGTATGAGTCACACCCAGTATGTACTAGAGGTAAATCTTCATAGTTTTCATACTTGTCTGGATCTACTGAAAGACGTTCTTCTGATAACTGCCCACGGGGCATACTGAAACCTGCACATTTAAAATTACAACCAAATGTACGCAGGAAAACGCTTGGAGTACCAAGGTACTGTCCTTCACCTTGAAGTGAATAGAACAGTTCAGCGACTTTAATTTTAGACATTATTTGCTCCTAGTTTTGTTTAATCAGTGGAAGGGCACTGATCACTTATTTATGCCAGCCTTATCTTCCTCTTCAATTGCCTGTAGTAAAATTTCATTTACATAAGCACTTATTTTTGCTTCTATTTCTTCTGTAAGTTCACCATCAGGTAATTTTTCTCTCTTATTATCGGCTGTTATTTTATAAATGTCAACTACTAAAAACATGTTACCTTCTTCATCCTCTTTAATAAAATCTTTTTGAGGGAACGTAACAAAATAATCATCAATCTGTATACCAGGAATATTATTTTCCATAACTAAAACCTTTCAGTGCTTTCTCACGATGGTATCTGTTTGCTCTATTAAAGAACAAAACACCATCTAAATGATCCATCTCATGTTGTACTACTCTTGCAGTTAATCCATCAAACGTTTTTGTATCAGTACCTCCAGAAGGGGTAGTAAATCTCAAACGAACTGTATTTGATCTTTTTAACTTAACGTTAATGCCTGGAAATGACAAGCAACCTTCTTCTAGAATAGTTTGTTCATCACTAAGGTTCATTATCTTTGGATTAAAACATGCAAAACTATATTCATCACCTCGCATGACAAACACACGATATGGTAGACCTAATTGGTTAGCAGATAAACCTACACCTTTTCTATCGTACATAACTTGTAGCATATCAGCAGACAATTGTACTGGATCGGTAGGAGGGTTATTAAAATCAAAATCAGGTACACGAGTGGTTAACCTGGCATCTGGATACTTAATTAGTTCATACTCACTCATGCTGCAATCCTTGAGAAGTTCTTATGTTTTTCAAACTTGAGTACGTTAGCGAACTTATCGTACATTGTATCAGTTTTATGGCTAATAATAAATGTATTTGTATCTTGAGTCAACGTATTAATGATCTTTAAGAACTCATCAGTACCGTTACTATCCAACGAACCGTCGAGGACTTCGTCCATAATAAGTAGATTAGTGCTAGCACTATTGCGTAACTTAGCAATAGCTCTCCAAGTGAATAGTATAGCCAAGTTAATTCGCATTTTTTCTCCTTCTGAGAATGATGCGTAACTAAACTCGTCTCTGAATCTTGATTTAATTGTTTCTTCGAAGTTTTCATTTAACTCAAAGTTAACAAAGAAGTCCATTGCAGCCAAATACTTGTTAATTAGTTTATTGATCACAGGTACATACTGCTTAATGATTCTTGCTTTGATACCGTTGTCTTTAAGAATGATAGATGTAATATTTAATGCATCTCTATCTTTGAGAAGTTCTGTCTTTTGTTCTCTTTGTTTGTCAAGTAAATCTTCTAACTCTTTCATCTTATCATCATTCATAATAAGGTCATCAGATTTATCTTGAAGCTCTTGCATCTCTTTTGCAATCTTTTTACACTGCTGTACTAGACCGTTAATGGAGTTGCTTCTTGTTATCTTGTCAATGTTGAGAGACGATATCTGAGACGATACATCAGCAATGTGCTGAATTTTGTTCTGTATGACATTAATTTCTTCTTTGAGTTTTTCGATACCTGATTGGGTTTCTTGAATTTGTATCTGCTTAGTATCGACAGTCTCACACTTAAACTCTGTATCGATGGACTGCTTGCATGTAGGACAGCTATCGTGTGAAGTAAAGAACTCGATGTCATTCTGGAGTTTGGTAATTTTATCTGATAACTGCACTTCCAGTCTTTGTAGACTTTTTTGTTTTTTATTAACTTGTTCTTGATCTTCAATGGTGGTTTTGAGCGATAAAATTTCTGCGTCGATTCTTTCAATCTCATTTTTTTCTCTTTCAATAAAGTCTGTATACTCTTTCAGATCTTTCTTGAGTTTATCTATCTGCTCTTCGCTATTCTTTTGCATTGCAACAATATGTTCATGTTGCATTTTAATCTTTTCAGATGTAAGGTCGTAATGATACTCTACATCTAATAATTTAGTATTGTTAGCACTTATCTTATCTTTAAGGAGACTATTCATAGTAGAGAATATTTGTATGTCAAGGAGATCCTCGATCACTTCACGTCTGTTCTGCGCTGTAAGCTGCATAAATGGAACAAACGAAGCCGATCCTAGTACTACCACCTGACAAAACGATTTGTGGTTAAGCTTTAATATTTGCTTTTCCAAAACCTCTTGATAGTCTTTTGTTTCTGCATCTTGATTTATTAGTTTATTATTCTGATAAACTTCAAAGATAGAAGGTTTAAGACCTCTAACAATTTTATACATATGTGAACCAATATTAAACTCTATCTCAACAACAAGATCTTTCTTGTTGATAGAATTTAATAGTTGTGGTTTATTTACTCTACGGAAAGGTTTATTGTAAAGAACAAACGATAAGGCATCAAGCATAGTAGACTTGCCTGCACCGTTTTCACCTACGATAAGGGTTGTATTGTTCTTACTATAATCAATCTCTGTAAAGGAATTACCGGTACTGAGAAAGTTCTTCCAACGAATCTTCTTAAAAAATATCAAACTCTTACACCAATCATTTCAACATCTGCATCAGTTTCAATCCAAAGTTTAGCACCACATGGTCTAGGTTTATTAGGACGATAAACCATACGTGATGGACCTTTGATATCTACTTCCATGCAGTACTTAACTACACCATTTTCTTCTACACGGACAACTGGTTCTTGTTCACCGTGTTTAGCATTCTTCTGAATAATATTTCTGTTAATGTGAATAATTTTCATAATACATCATGTGCTTGAATATAAAGGTTTTGTATAATGTTTTCAACACGTTTTCTGTCTGTGTTGATATTCATACTATCAATAAACTTGTTAATGATACTCATAGTATCTTCTGCTTCATTAACAATATCATCATCTGCTTCCAAGTCAAGATGGAAGTGATCTTCTACAACTTGTAAGTCTGCAATACCAGCCTTCTCTAATCTCTCAATAACAATATCAAACCAGAATGGATTAGTTTTGTTCTTTACAATAACTTTGACATAACAATCTTTATAGATGTCAGCATCAAACAAAAGTACCTCATCCATATTCTTATTTAAGTCATCGTAAAAGAACTTATGGAAGATCTGATTAGGGTTAGGAATAAATTCTAAACCTCTGGTGGATGTATCAAGGATATGAAACCCTTTAGTATCCACATAATCACTCCATATATACTGGCAAGGAGTCCCCAGATAATGGATATTACCCCTATTGGAACGAGTATGATAATGCCCAGAAAGGACGAGATCAAATTTATCAAAGATCTTAGGATCGTCACCATGATCGCTTACCTGCCCTTTATACATTTCGTAACCAGCAAGCTCTAAATGACCTAATGCAATAGGTGCTCTGGTTTCTTTAATTGCTTCAAGAGTAACTGCTCTGTTCTCATCACATATCCACGGTAAAAGGAATACACTAGTACCATCTAAGAATAATTCACAAGGTTGTTCGTAATAGATATGTGTCTTAGGATAACGTTTAATATCTCTTACTACATCATTATATGGTTTAGGATCACCAATCAGTTCTACTAAAGAGTTAACTGTGTTGGTATTCTTATAATAGGTATCATGGTTGCCAGCAATGATGTGCAACTCAATACCACGTTCGTGGATAGGATCTAAAAAATCTTCTCGTAGCCGTTTAGCAGTTACATAGTTAACATACTTGCGGCGATCAACAAGATCCCCAAGATGAATAATATGAGTAATGCTATTTCTATCGAGTGTAGGGAAGAAAACTTCATTTAAAAACTTCTTCATATGGTTATGCATAATTGGAGAATCATTTCTGACTCCCCAATGGGTATCAGTTATTAAGGCAATTTTCATCTTAAAGCGCTTTTTCTCTTCACAGGCATATGCATGACGTTGCTAGCTTTAAGAGCTTGATCACAATAGTCACGAATAGCTTCTAATCTCATAATATAGTTGAGTCGCAAGTTATCTTGTTTTGTTGTTGCAAGATGTTCAACACAATCAACTACAGCTTGAGGTACTAAATGAATTTTATTCTCCTTCATCTATAAACCTTTCTACTCCAGTTTTTCTATTTTTATTTTTAATTTGTTTTTCTAGTTGCTTCTTATCAAACGATTCTACTAACCCGTTCATATAATCATTGTTAAGATTAACACTGATTGACTTATCATCATCGAGTGATTGTTCTGCAAGCATACCTTCAAAATAAAAATTCTCTAATGTCTTTTGTTTAATGTACAGGTGTTTCTTTTCTTTATCGATACGTCTTAAAAATGCATAATAAATTATCTGAGTGAAATATGCAAATGGATTAGAAGACTTCTCAGGATCAAAGTTATTGAGATAACTAATACAATTTTCTAGACCATCCGATATCATCTCATCTCTAAACATATAGTTAATAAAATTAGGTTTAAGAGATAATCTGGTAGCAATCTTATATAAACACTCACCGACATAAGCAGGTATTGCAGGAGGTTCAGTATGTTCTTGTTCTGCTTTCTTTAACTCATTTTTATAATGTAGTAATACAGTATAGAACTTCTTATTATCTACATAATGCTTAGGTACTTTAGTAGTCATATGCAACACCTGTATGTTCAAATATAACTACTAGAATAGTATATTTGTTTAAGTAAATCAACTAAAATATTGAGATTGTTTATAAATTAGTATTAAATATTTTATATTCAAAATTCTCATTATTGTAAATATTTATTCGTTCCATGAAATGCTGAAGAGTAAAATTAGTATGTGAACCTGATCTTAAGTCATCAGCAATATCATAAAGAGTCATATTATCTTTACTATCACCTATTCTTAATCCGCGACCAATGGACTGAAGAATTCTAACACGAGACTTAGAAGGACTAGCAAGAACAACACTATGTAAGTTACGTATGTTGATACCGGTAGAGAAAGTTCCATAGCTTGCCACAATGATAGCATTGGATTCCTTCTCGACAATTCCTCTAATTCTTTCTCTGTCATCACCTTCCACTCCCCCGTGGACGAAAAATATCTTCTTATCTGGATCTTTTGCTTTCATCATATCAAAAAGCACCTTACCATGCTTTTCAACAAATTGAAAGAGTACCAGTGTGTTACCTTCTAACGATAGTGTTAGATTACGAATAAATTTATTTCTCTTTTCATATCTAACAAGAAAATCTATCTCGTCTTGATATGTATATTTCTTTGAATCTTTTCTTGTATCTTGATCATATTGTAATACTAATGCTTTTATTTTTAGATTAGCAATATGACCTTTATCCATAAGTTCTGCAGATGTAGTAACTTGCTTAACTGGACCAAACAGACCTTCTAGTGTTACTTTATTAGTAAGAGAACCATCTAGAGTACCAGTAAAACCAAAACGGTATTTACAATCAATTAACTTTTCCATTATAGACTTAAGAGATGTTGCCTTAAACAGATGAACTTCGTCACCTATAATACAACCGAATTGTTTAAACCAATCTTTAGGCATCTTATAGATTGATTGCCATGTCGATATAACAACAGGTGATGTAGTTACTTTATCAACACCTGCAGTAATTGAATGTATGTCTAATGACTTACCTGCATATTCTTCAAAGTCTTTTTTCATCTGAAGAACAAGAGATACTGTAGGAACAATAACTAGCACTCTCTGTTTTCTAAGAATAGAGAGGTAGTAACAAGCAATTAAATATATTATAAGAGATTTACCAGAAGCAGTAGGAGATAAAAAGATAGCTCTGTTGCTGGTTATTGCAATATTAAATGCAAGCTTTTGATAATCACGAGGTGCTATCTTACTAAGATGAGAAATATACTCTTCAAGTTGTTCTTCTTCTAACAACTTACCAGATTGTAATTCAGGATCTATTTCTATATCATAGTTACGTGATGCTGCAAACTCAGAAATCTCTTTAACCAGACCTGTATACGTAAGGCCGGTTAAAGAGTTAAGCAGTCTAATCTTTCCATCCCAGAATTTATTTTTGTATGCAGGTGAAAACTTTGCACCTGGTACCATAAATGTGAGATGATCTGAGAGTTCTTGAACTACGGAAGGTTGTTCACTTACTACTCTCAGATAAACTTCGTTCACCTTTTGTAATAACAACCTATCACGCGCCCACCTTGAATTTTTCATAATCGATTGCGCTCTTAATAAGGTATCCCCTATTACTTATCGATTTGATAATCGACTCGAGCGTATCAACTTTTTCACTTTGCATTGCAATTCTCAAATTTATTTTAATGATATCTTGATCAGCATCTATATGCATAGGAATATCTGACTTAAGTACATTAAGTCTGAATGGTTCCCATCCATTTGATTTTAGATCTTCTTCAGGTAAAATGCCACGATAATAATCATGTTTGAGTTTAATTAACTCTCTTTTCTCTTCTTCAAGTTTACGAAGAGTGAGTCTTTCTTCTGAGTAATGTCTGAGATACTTACTATGTAGTTTAGGTATCTTAAGAGCTTCTTCACCTAACTCAGAACGGTCGACATCACAGTCTGTCGACCACATATCTAATATTTCATCAAGTTTCATAACAAACCTTTATACCGCTAGTTTAACAACCTTCATAAGGTTAAATTTAAACTCAGCTGTTGCAGTAACATAATTAACATCCATATCAGCTGTAGTCATATTTACTTCGCTGATACCGATAGGAAAGAGTCCTTCAAACTGCACTTCAAGATTAGGACTTTGGGAGCTGTTTAAAATAGTAAGAGTAGCGTCTGCTACAGTACCTTCACCTGAACCAGTTGCAGATCCTGCAATTGCAGCATATTGAGTAAAATCCTCTGGAAATCCTAGTTTAATTAACCAGTTAAAAATTTCAAGATAATTTTCCATATTCTCATCAACCTTAAATGTGACTCTAAGGTTACCAAAGTCTGGCTTATCACCTGGTAATTCTACTATCTTAAATGGTGATGGTACATTAACAAAACCAAGATTAAGAGATGGTATGTTAATATCAGTAACAAAAAAATTCACCTTTGGTGATCGTTTAAGAGTAAAACGAAAACCTAAAGGTGATAGGAAGTTTAAATTTGCTGCCTGGTTATCAAATACACCAGGTGTAGTAATATTAATAGGCATGTAAATCCTCTCTTATTGTATATTTATAAGAGAGATTATTTGTTTGCATTATCTTTCCTAAAGTCCATAACAGTAAGAATGGAATCTCTAATAAGATAAGTCATAAGAGTGATAAATGCACCTACTGCTGTTAGAGTTAAAATTAACAGAGATAATACAAAGATAAGATCAGATGGTGCATAACAAGATTTAAGTTCTAGAAGCATTATGCAGACTCCATTGCATCTTGATACTGCTCATATGCAAATGCTTCTTCTTCGATATCTGCATTAATACCATCTACAATAGTCTGTAGTTCTGATATAATAGCTTTGTTATCAGTATTATACTTCTTCCATGAAGTAATAAGTTTTTCTAACTGCTCTAAGATTTCATAACGATCACTAAACATCTTATTCACCCTTTCCAAAAAACAATTCACGCATACCTTCCATTACAATCCGATATGCTTGACGTTCTTTAACTGAGAACTGCTCTGTCCATTCTGCATGACCTTCTTTATAAATGCCATCCATATATTCAAGAGCCTCTAGAATACCTGAATCATGATCCATTGCAAATGTACTAATAATCGAAGTTGCTTCTGAATGTGTCACTAGTTTTCTCCATCTCTCATATTATTAATATCGTATATTCTCGTAATTAATGCAACTTATTTTTTAGGAAAAAACCTCAATGTTTTCAAGTACTTAGAAAATAAAAAACTCAATGATTTCAATAGGTTAAAAATCTCAATGATTTCAATGGTGTATTTTTAGGAAAAAAACAGTTGACTTATTACTCAAAAAAGGCTATATTTAATTGTCGCTAGAAGACCAGGTAAAATTATTAAAATTTTATCTGAACCCAAAATGGAGAATAAAATGAAAGTTAACTCACCTTATCTTCCTTTTACTCAAAATATTCCTTCCAATGAAGTATATACAGAATTCCTTTTAGATATTTTGGAAAGATTATCTGAAGGAGAGAGAGTTTGGTTGAATAAAGAAGAAAAAGAAAAGTTAACTGAAATACTTGATTGTAGTTTTAATCAGGTAGAAATTTTAGATAAGGCTCAGGAAAATACTCCTTTTTATGCAGTTGATCCTGTATTCTAAAAATGTAAAATAAAAGGAGGGAGTTAATCTCCCTCCTACCTTTATAATGGAGAATGTTATGCGTGTAGTTGTACGAAATAGTCTTAAAGAGAGATTTGCTGCTTATTCGAATATGCCTAGTACGTATGAGTATGAGGGTGAACTAGTTGCAACTCCTAAATGGGTTGACTATCCTGCTATCGCTTTAACTACTGGTGATAAGAGATTTAAATTTAGACTTATTGCACACAGTGATATTATAAGCATGGATGGAGAGAAAATCAAGCTAAAACTGCCAGAAGATACAAAAAAAGTTATACAAGTTACAGGGTCTAAAGGAGACGTCTATACAGTTACTATCGACGGGTCTCATAAGACTTGTACTTGTCAGGCATATACTTTCCGTCGTAGTTGCCGTCATATTGCAGAGGCAGTATAATAATAGAATAGAAACAGGAGATAATTATGTACTTTCGTAGACGTAAGGTTATTAACTTTAAAGAGCCGAAGTATATCGAGAATCCGTTGATTACTTTTACTTGGGATAAGATACTGATTGAGACCGATCAAGGTACTTTGGTTGTAGAAACCAAGCCAAAGAAGCGCCGTAAGAAGGATGAAGACAGTGAAGATTGATACTAAGAGTTCTTTTATCAAAGAAGAAATGATTCCAGTATTTGAGAAGGAATATAATGCAAAGTATGTTCTAGAAACTGATCTTAGGTATAAAGATGGTGGTTGGGCTAATAGACCTGCTGCAATCTTTTATACAGAAGAAGCACATCCTCGTGGTTCAAACTACTTTGCAGTATATTTTAGCGGTGACTCTCTTATGATTACTGACGGACTACCTTCTGTTAAAGATGTAATATTCTCTGGTATTGAAGCAGAAGGTGAAGTAGTATATTCTCGTTATCGTCATGACTATCGTGAAGGTAAGAACGGAGCATTTGTAGATGGTGGACGAGATTATTTTAGGTATGGTGGGGATCGTTTCGACGATTACAACATTGTTAAGTTCAAGGTAGTGAAAGATCAACTGGAGATTATAGAGTAATGGATCTCGTTAAACGGTTGCGAAATGGTGATACAACAGTAAAAATAAATGCTGATGGATCAATAAAGTATATAAAAGATGAAGCCGCCGATGAAATTGAACGTTTGCGTGGCGCATTAAGAACAATTGATAATTTAGTTCCAAAAACAAAAGAAATCACTAACTTTCCTTATTGGGTGGCAATAGTTGGAGATATTGCAGAAAGCGCATTGAATGGAACATGGCCTGCATACGGTGTGATGCCTGAATCTGCTAAGCCATTTGCTGGTAAGTATGGGGATAAGATTGGTGATGAATCACTAACTAATGAGTTTAATAAAATTATGTCTAGTCTTAGTGAAGAAGGAAAACAAAACTGGCGTAAATTTATTCGTAAGTTGATTAAGGAGTTAGATAATGAACAGACGTAGTTTATTTGGAGCAATTGCTCTAGCACCTATCATGGCAGTTGAAGCATTTGCTAAGGAAAAGCCAACAGGAGAGCCATTAGAAGATTCAGTGAAAATGACTCTTATGGGAGCCAAGAAGAAAGATGGTACAATGATGTATCTAGGAAATGGTTCTTCTATGACTCTTGGCAACTTCCCTCAATACGATCCGGATAAACAGGTATCAATGTCAGTTGGTGAAGATGGTAATCTTTGGTTAAAGAGTAAAGATGGTCAATGGAAAAGGGTAGTAACAGAATGAGTAATATTGTAGAAGAAATCTTAAAGAATGAAATTGAAGTATTGAAGTCTAAGTATCTCCCAGAAGATACTGGACATCTTCGTACAGCAGTATCTGTATTAGAAGAACGTCTTAAAGAACTTCCAGTATCAGATCAGGCATACTTAACTGCTCATAACATCCAGCTTGAGATGATGAAGAGCTTTGATGAGAGGCTTGATGGGTATGCTAGAAATGAGGTGTGGAATCGTCAATGGGCTATTGAGAGATCTATTGAATGGAGCAAACATATCAATGAGCTAGTTGCTCCTCCAAATAGTAAAGTAACTGGTAGTATTATGACGAGTAGCGATGTTATCACAATAGCAGATTTATTTTTAAATTATGTTAATAGCAAGTAAAAGAAAAGGGGGCCGAAGCCCCCTTTGTAGTATGAGCAGGTTGTCCCTGCTTCTTATTACATGATGTTTGAAATAAGAGTACGACGATAATAAACGTTTGTATCTTCTTCAAGAGCACCTGTAGCAGAAGCTGCAGTAGCACCCTTAGCGAATGGATTTGGTACAACGCCGTAACGTGTCTTAAATCCAATCTTTGGTTGGAATGAATCTTGACCAACTGCACGAACCATTTGTAGTGGAACGTATGGGCAGTAGAAGATACCTGCGTCGAATGCATTAGCACCCTTATAACCAACTGTAGCATAGTTACCAGTTGTATAAGGATCGATATACACTCTGAAGCGTCCGTTTAGAACACCAGCGAATGTATTGCCTGTATCATCAACTTGAAGGTTATTTGAGTTGAGTGCAGGAGCATAATCGAGTACACCAGCCATCTGAAGTGCAGAAGCTACGTCTGAAGAGCAGATGATGATGTTACCCTTACCACGACGTGTGTCTTTTGCAATTTGGTTAGCTTCTCTTTCAAGGTGGAACATAAGACCCTTGAACTTTTCAACTGACCAACGGCCGTTTGAATCAGTGTCGAGGTCGAAGATACCAGCAGTTGTTGTGCCAGTGTTTGAACCACGTACAGCTGTGATATTGATTGTACGAACGATCTCGCGGTTGATTTCAGCAAGAATTTCTGACTGAAGGATATTTGCGAGTTCAGTTTCAGCATCAAGACCATGAATTGCCTTAAGGTCTTGTGCGAGTTCCATTGTATATTCTGCCTTTAGAGCACGTGACTTAGCAGTAACAGCCTGCTTGTCAATGCTGAAAGCCATTTCAGCGAATGCAACGTTTGAAGTTGATCCAAGAGCTTCAGCTTGCTGTGTATTTGCACCACCTGCGAAGTTGTAGATGTTGCTGTTAGCAAGAACTGTAGTCTGTGCTGATGTACCTGGAACTGTACCAACTGACTTATTGCCAATTGTGTTAGCTTGTGAGATACCTGGTGATGAGAACTCAGTGTTAGCTTCGTTATAGAGAGCTTCTGCAGTTGTACGTGCAGTTGAGTTAGCATAGTTTGCTCTCATTGCGAAGATAAGACCTGTTGGTCCAGTCATTGGCTGAACACCGCAGATGTCATAAGCAATGAGGTTAGGCATTGCACGACGAACGAGAGAGATAAGGATTGGGTCGTAACCAGCTACGCCAGTACCACCTGAACCTGAATAACCACCTGTACCAACTGAGTTAGTAGGTGATGTTTCAAATAGTGATTGTGGATTGAAAGCTTGCTGTTCCTTAATGGCTTTCTCTGTGTTCTCGAGGATCACAGCAGTTACATTACGGCGGTGAGCATCCTTGATTGCAGGAAGATCTGCATGTTCAAGAACTGGCTTCCACTTTGCAACTAATTCTTCATTAAAACCGATCATTGTTTGTTCTCCTTTAGAAGTTATATTCTATTTATATTAGATTACTTTTTGATAGTACGTGAAAGACTTGAGACATACATAGCCATTTCTGGATCTAGTCTTGAAGCTGTTTCAGGCTCTTCAACACTTTCGCTAAGAAGTTGGTCAGCCTGAGCCTTTACTTCGCTCTTACCAGTGAAGTATGTCTCTTTAATAATGGAAGCCTTCTTGCGAAATTCTTCTGCATCAGAATAATCGAGAGCTTCTACTAGCTTTTCAAATTTGTCTTTCTGAGTTACAGTGAGACCTTCTGAAAGTTCTGAAGAGATCTCATTTACTTTCTTCTCATTGACAACCTTTGAAAGTTCGATATTCTTTTCTGTAGTCTCGTTTACGAGCTGTTCAAGCTCATCAATTCTTGCGGCCATAGTTTCTACTACATCGACCTTATCTTCTGGAATGTCGATATAGTGTTCTTCAAATAGGCCTTTAAGACCTTCAATGAAAGATTCAGCTACTTCAGTACGAACATTAGTTTCTACTGCAAGCTTGTTTTCCTGAATCCATTCTGCTACTGCATAGTTGAGATACTTGTCTACGTTCTCTTTTACTTCTTCAATAGCAGCATCAAAGCTTTCTTCAAATGATTTTGTGAGTTCTTCTTCGATCTTTACCTTTTCGAGATCTACACGAGTTGCAACAGCAGCTTCAAAGAGTGCTTCTGTTCTTACACGGAAATCTTCTGAAAGTTCTGATGAATCACCGAATAGAACCTTAAGATCTTCTTTTACTGAGTGCATTGCTTCAGCTGGTGCATTTGAAGAATTGATAGATGCTTTGTTCTTACCTGCATCACCAGATGCATTTTGTGTTGAAGCATAGTTAGCATCTACAGAAGATGTCATTTCTTCTGCGCTTCCAATTCTAGAAACGAAGTCAGAAAGCTCTTCTGGACCAAGCTTTGTAGCATATGACACTAGGTTTCTCATTAGTTCAGAACGAGAAACAGTTGGCTTTGCAGCGATTGTAGCTGCATTAGAAGTTTCTTCTTCAACAGTAGTTTCGCTGTTGTTGATTACTTCTTCTTCTTTGTTTAATTCTGTATCAGACATTATTTTCTCCTTAGGTAATTTGAAATATTTATAAAACTTACATATTTGAAAGAAAATGTTTGAAAACTCTAATTTTAGCTTCTTCTAGCTCTTTCTTATTTACTTTAGCGGCCGCTTCTTCGATATGTTTCTTGGCTTTCTCAAGCTCTCTAGCTCTAAGAACACCATTATCCCAGACCCATTCTACGCCTTCCATAACACCATTTACAAAGGCGTCTGGGGCAGAAGGATCAGCAACAATATCAGCAGCTGTTGCTAAGAAGAAATCATTTTGAACTTCCATAACTCCATTCTTTTCTACTAGAGATCCCATACCTCTTGATGAGACTCCTAATACAGCACCTTCTTTCATAAGGTTACTCACAATATTTCCATAAGGAGTATCCATGATCTTGGCACGACCAACGAAGTTATCACCTTCTTGACGAAGTGATTTAATTAGATGTGAGACTCTTTCTAGATTGATAGAAGGACCTGATGGATGGCCTAGCTCACCATAAGCTCTGTTCTTTTCAATTTGCTCGGTACGATATCTATCAACTTCTTTTGCAAGAAGATCAGTAGGATACTTACGACCGTTACGATTCTTTAGATTGCCTTGAAGAAACACACCCTCAATGAACAGGCTTTTCTTGCCTTCAGAGCCTTCTTCTGCAATATACTTAACTTGTTCTACTACTTCTGTAATAAGTCTCATTTTAGTTTCCAAATGCTATAGGAGCGCCTCTCATATTGGCTCCAGTTAAAAGATCTGTTGAGCTCTTTTGTATTGCAACTGTTTCAGTGTTTGCTACTGTAACGTTAGCATACACAGTAGTATTAGCATATGCAATGTTAAGGACTGCAGAAGCTCCTGTATTAATAACTCTAACTAAAGTAGCGTTACTAACTGAGTTAGCTGTGGCTATAGAAACTTCAGCACCTAATACTTTTATAACGTTCATCTTACAAACCCTGTTCTTGAGCAAACTTAATTAGAAACTCAATACCTTCTCTAGTTTCTAACATTTGATCAAATTTAATCTTGTTTTCTTCTGATAAAGTATCATATAGATTATTTAGTAAAGCTTCCTCTGCTACTGAAAATTTACCAGTATGAGTCTGTTCTTCACCACCGATTGGCTTATTACCTTGTGTAGGAGGTAATGTCTCAATCTTCTCTTTATTTGCAAGTGGATCAGTCTTTAATTTGTTAAGACTATCTTGCTGCATATTCTCTTTATCTGTTTGACCTTTAGCATATTGAGTAGCTGCAGCTGCTTTTACACTAGCTGCTGTTATCTCTACTGCTTCAACTTTAATTTCTTTTCTTGGTTCTCTATTTCTTACAAGAACTGGACGACCATCAGCATTAATTCTTACTGATGATTTAATATCACCTCTGTCTGCTCTTGTAGTAGAAGGATCTACATCTTCTTTAACTGATTTTGCAAGTGATACCTTTGGACGAGGTGCATCAGTGATTGCTTTACCAGATTTTAGAGTCTCATGAAATCTATCATGTGAATGTGCTAATGAATGTTGAATTGCAAGACGGTCAGAAGACTTTGCATTTTGAAGCATTGAGAGTGCTTTATGTGCATGTGCAGAAGTTATCTGATGTGTCTTACCATTGTTAAATGTTACTGGCTTGTTAGCAGAAATAACTTTGTGAAGTTGTGTGTGAATGTTCTTATCTGCTTCTTGACTATCATCATCACCAGCTGGTTTAGTACCATCTTTACGAGGACGACCGCGCTTGGCTTCATCAAGCTCTACTTCTTCTTTAAAGTGAGACATAGCAACTGGAGTCTTAGTATTTGAACCGCGATGAGAAAGATGAACTGTATCACCTTCTCTATGTGCAGTTACTTTTGACTTAGTTTCATCTGTAAAAGATGTGCTTTCACCGTCTTCTAGCTTAGCAATTGCTTCTTGATGTTCTGGATGTAAAGGAAAAGAATGTGATGACCCATGGTGTACTGTAACCATCTTACCCCATGAGTGTGTAGACTTTTTTACAGTAACTGCTTCTTCCAGTTCTAGCTCTTCTTTATGAACAAATTTATACATTTTCTTTTGAGCAAGAGCAAGACCTCTTTCTCTTTTATCAATTTGTTTTTGCTTTTCTGGATCAGTTCCGTAGATACTGCTGTGTTTTGTTTTTAATTGACGTCTTTGCAACCAACTAGCATCATGATATTTTGCTATAGTATTTCTTGACAATTCGTCAATCTGCTCTACTTCTTCTTTCTTCATAGAACGAAGTTTAGCAAGATCTTCTGAGTCAATCTTTTCTTTATCACCAGCTAGTGATGCTATCTTTTGCTGCTTTGGTGAAAGAGAAGCCTTACGAGCTTTTTCTTCTCTATCCATTTTAGCAATGTTTGACATACCAAACTTAGTAGCAGCTTTAATGTTTGACATTGTACCTAAAGCTTCATCTACTGTTTCTTCTGCTACTTTCTTAGCAGTAGCAGTTGCAATAGCCATTTTCTTAGCCATTGGCATACCAGGATGTTCACGCTTTAGAGCCTTTGCAACTTGCTCTCTCTTTTTCATTTCTGCAGGAGTGAGAGTCTTCTCTTCTAACTCTGCTTCTTCTTTAATCTTTGCACCAACATGAGTTGATTGTGCAGCAAGTTTTTTTAGTGCTTCTCTAGAAGGACCTTTAGAAGGTAATGCTTTTTTACGAAGCATTCTGTTGTGAAGAGTGTCAATTAAATGAGATTTATTAGCTTTATCCCAATTATAGCTACCACCTTCTTCAACTGCCTGAGCTTCTTCTTTAGCAAGAACATGTTTGTCAGGATCTGAATGATGCTTCTTTAGAACACCTCTACCTACTAGAACATCTTTCTTAGTTACTTTATCTCTAGGAGGTGCAAGAGCAGCTAATGATGCTTCTTCTACAGTATCAGCTTTTAAATTCTTATCATATGCTTTTTCTGATTCATCATTTTCATATGAAGCAGTTCTTGGATCTTTTCTTTGTGGAGTACCATTAAACACATGATCTTGATCAGTTACACCTGGTACAAGATCTTTGTGATTGATAGGATTATGCATATGCTTGAAGTTAGCTTCACCTTTTGAGAGTGGCTCTTGTACTTCGTTAATGAATTCTTTAAACGACTTCATCTTGTGGTGTTCCTTCGCTCGAAACTGTTTCTTCTGGTTGAGATTCTATTTCTTCCTGTTCCAATCCTGTAGTCGAACTAAACACACTTGAAGTAATATCAGCAGCCATCTGTGAGATTTGATCAGATACTTTAGAAGTCATAATAGTATCTAAAGCACCTTGGAGTCCCACTGGATTTTTTTCAATAGCGAAATTTACAATATCTTGAACAGTACTCATAAAAAAATCTCCAAATCTAGTATAGTATTTATAATTTAATTCTGTGCGCCAGTACCTGGTATATTAGGGTTCTGCTGTGTAACTCCAGATGATTGCTGACGCTGATTGATAGGTTTTTGTTCAAATCCCATCTCTTCCATAGAAGGTTCTTCAGCAATTTCCTCAACCATCTGCTTGATATCTTCATCAGTCTGCATTAGAATATTCTTACGAATCCATATATCAGAGAAGTACCTACCAATATATGGTTGAATCTGATTCAATAGATTAATTCTGTTCTGCAGTACTTCTGCTTGTTTAAATTCTTCGAAATGATTGTCGATAGTGAAATCAAAGTTAATATCGTTAGAGATTTCATTCCAATCACTCTCAGCAATAATACCTTTAAGTACTAATTGCTTTTCTAATGCTTTTAAGAATATGTGTGAGAATCTTCTACGAAGACGTCCAACGAACTTAGTGAACTTTACTTCATCTCTTGAAATCTCAGCTGCACGTCCTAGATTAAAACCAGCTGATCCTGGTTCAAGACGTGACATAGGAACGTTTAATGCCTGGAATAACTTACGCTGGAAGTATTGTACATCCTGCATCTCACCTAAATTTTGACCAGCAGGTAATGTAGAGATTTCAGTACCCTTATTACCTTCACGGCGTGGTAACCAATAATCTTCAAGCATAGTCATATATTTACGATCATCTCTTACTTCACCGGTAACAGCATCATACACAAGACGATTCTTGTGCTTGATCATCATATCTCTTAGATATTGTTCTGCTTTCGCTTTAGGAAGATTACCGACATCAATATAGAAGATGCGGCGTTCAGGAGCACGAGAAATACGATAGATAACAGTAGCATCTTCTAGAGTTCTCAATTGGTTAAGAGGTTTGATTGCTTTTTGTAGATAAGAGTATACCATCTGGTTGTTCTTATCCATTAAACCAGATGTACAATGTAGTATTGAATCTACTGAAATTCTTAAACCACCGGTTGCAGCATTATCAACTGGAATGCCTGCATTACCACCGGCTGGTAAGAAGCTTCTATCACTATAAACATAGTACTCTCTTTTTGTTGATTGTACTACGATAGGGCCTTTTGGTTGCTTCTTTACTTCTCTAATTTTTCTGATCTTACGTGGATCAATGTAACGAAGTTCCTTAATACCATCTCTAGGATTCTTTTCATCTATAATGATATGATAGTACATACGACCATCAACATACCAACGTTTAAATATTTCGTATGCTTCGTTTTCAAAATTTAAAAGATCTAGAATAATATTAAATTCATCTCTGATAGCATTCTTAACAGAGTCAGAATATTTTAAATTGTCTGTGTTTATTTCAACAACTTTTTCAGCATCTGTATCAATAGCTTCATTGACAATATCGTCAATAGCCATTTCTATTTCAGGTTGTTGTGATATTTCTCTGTACTTAGCTACTAACTCTGCTTCTGTGCGAGCTGTACCATCTAAGTCTACATATGTGCCATATGCGCCACCAGCAGCGACAAGTACTGCACCATCGTCCTTTACTTCGGGGGCAAAGGATTCGATAGGTTCTTCGTCCTTTCGCTTGATTTCAAAACCAAAAAGTTGCATATTTTATTCCTTAAGAAAAGAGAGCCACCAATATTTATAGTGGCTCTCCATCTTAATTTTTCACTTATTCTACGAAGATAGAACCGTCAGTTAACGTACCAGTAGTACCGCCAACAACTTCGAAGCTGTCATACTGGAACGTAACTTGGAATTCTTCTATTGTGTCGTTTGTATTCCAGTCAAGATCAATTGTGCTGATAGTTTCTGGGTAGATACCATTGAATCTATATACACGAATGATTTGACCAGTCTTGCTGTATTGCTTTACTTCAGCAACTGACTTGTAGAATAGAGGAGCGCCAGTTCCTGGAGCTCCACCACCAACAACATTAATATTTGATTCGTAAGTATTAATGCTGTAGTTCCATTCTTCCATTGCATGTCTGATAGAAAAGTCTTCGTCATTCATAACAGTTACCTGCCATGGAGCGAAAGTTCTATCACCTGCAATCTTATATTTTCTACCAAAGTAAGGAACTTGGATTGTACCAAGATCTGATGCTGGTAGTGTAGTAGCTCTTACTAGGAAAGGCACCTTTAAATCAGCTACATTGTTAACAGGGTTTGTGATAGTAACCTGGAATAATGTAGGACGTGCACCACCTAGGGCAAGCTGACTTTTAATGTCATTAATATTGAAAGCCATTTTTTATCTCTCCCTATTAGAACTTGCCTACAATTTCATCAAACTGGACACCGGTGCGTACTGCAACGAAGTTAAGCTGAATGAAATTAATTGAACGAGCTGGTTTAATGTAGATGTCACCCCAGAATTCGTTACGGTCAATTCTTTCAGGAGTATTGTTTGTTGAATCGCAAACTACTCTGAAATCATAGATACCGCGACGTCCTTTGATGTCTCTTAGATATGGCTCTACAAGATTTCTAAAGGATGCTCTAGTAAACTCATCGTTGATTTCAAAGAGAGTTGACTTAGCAGCAGTAGAAATTGCCTTTTCAAGGACAATGAACAATCTACGTACGTTAATACGATCGAATGCTGATGGTCTTGCAAGTGCTGTCTTGTCACCGAATAGAACAGTACCTTGACCAGGGAATGTTACTACTGGGTTAACACCATTCTTATAAAGAGCATCTCTTGCTGCTTTATCTGGATTGAATGCTAGCTTAACTAGGTTCTTAATCTGACCTCTATTGAAACCAGCAGGTGAGAACCATGGATCGCGTACATCATCTGTTCTTACTACTGTACCTGCAATGTCACCATTGAGTGGGACCCAGCGATATGTATCATTGTACTTGTCGTACTGATACTTATAACCAGAATCGATTACAGCATAAGAAGATGATCTTACTGCGTTTCTAAATGTGTTAATGTTAGTTACTTCTGAACCTGCACTATTTACTACGTCTGTGCTTTCTGGTGATACGAACACTACACAATCCTTACGATACTCTGCAACATTATCGATGAGATAATTTGCAAGACCTTCACCTACTGTACCATACTGTGACTTACCAGTAAGGATAAGTGAAACGTCAACATCTTCTGCACTCTTAAACTTATCATAAGCAGCAGTGAGATTTCCAAGTGTAGCAGTTGATTCTGTTACACCATCGTTACCACCTCTGAATGATTGTGCATATGGAATAGTGTTGATACCTGTTACGTTTGCTGCAGTGTTTGCAGAATAACCTGAACGATGGTTTGCCCACCATACGTACTTAGATGATTGGTTGAGGAAGTCTCTGTAGTAGATTGAGTTTCCTTGCTCTCCCTTTGCATCAGTTGCACGTGATAGACCTTGCCATACTTCTAGGATTTGACCTGAAGTGCCTGTGAAAGCGCCATCTTCGTCAACTACGATAACATGAAGTTCATCATAAGAACCGCCTGCTGATGCAGTGTATGCAGATGTACCAGGAGCTGAACTTACATTGTTAAAGAATTCCCAGTAACGCACTGCTGTGTTAGGAGATGAGTTAGCTGCGAGATTATATGTAGTTGCTAATGATATATTAGCAGATGCAACTGTGTTTGATGTAATTGCAGGTGTTCCTACTGCAGTAACTTTAAGATACTGAGTTCCTAGTGTGCTGTTACCAGCTGCAATATAATCACCTACGTTAATTGCATTTACAATTGAGTTTGCAGATGCGTTAGCGTTGTTGTTTGATGTTGCACTAGTTACTACAATCTGAAGTGTGTTGCTGTTAACTGAGAAGTTAAACGCTGGTACGCAATCAGAGTTGCCTGCAAGTGTTGATGAATATGCATTTGCTGAATCGCAAACAGAAATCTTCAGTGAATTTCCTAATGCTCCAGCCCATTTTGCTATGTAGATTGAGTTAGCATCGAATGTGCCAACTGAAGCGTTATATCCATCTTGATTTTTAATTTGTGTATTTGCTACAGCTACTGAACTATTTGATCCTGCATAGGCATTGTATGTATTTGATGCGCCTGCACGACTTACGTATAATTTGTTTCCGTATGCAAGAAAATTAGCGGCGGTGAACCATGTTTCGAAGTTATTAGCTGTTGGCTTTCCATATCGAGAAACTAATTCTGATTCTGAAGAAATCAGAACGCGATCCTCAATTGGGCCCCATCTAAATATACCGGCAATAGCACCCTCAGTTGTAGAAACTGCAGGCACCACTGTTGTTAGATCAACTTCGGTAACATTAACGCCAGGACTTACTTGAAATGGCATTTTTTATCTCCTTTTATAATATAGATCTAAAACTCATGCTGATTTAGTACGAGTATTTATAAAAATCTAATTTAGAAGATATCTCTCGAATTCGTAGTCTGTGAGAACCTTCTCTTCTTTGCTCTCGTTTCCATCATCTATTATTCCAAAAGGAATGAAGTCATCTTCATGCTCCTCTTCTAGACGGCGTCTGACGTCAGATTCTGAGACTTCTCTAAAGTAATTCTGACTGACCATCCATGCAAAAAGTACAAGGCACATAACCAAGTCGTCATGATATCCTTCTTCTGCATTGTATGTGTTTCTATCAACCACATATGTTGAGAGTTCGTTAATTATAGAGTAGTCGTTAAGAATAATCTTGTTATTCTCTATAATTGTCTTAAGATTTGCACATCCAATTCTCTTAGTAACTGCAGTAGTCTTAATACCAAATCTACTTTTTGATCCATCAACACCGATATTAGTACCTTTTCTACCGTTGATCTTAGTCATAACGATATTTTCATATTCTAGATCTTGCTGTAGAAGAGTTACTACTTGCTGTCCTACGTTAATTTCTACTAAGATTGCAGCATTATTATAGTACCTACCAATACCAGACAGAAGTGATGGATACATGAGCTGACTCATATTAGCATCTTTAAATGTAGCTACGACTTCATATGGCATTACACTACTGTCTATTACTACGAAAGCGCTACTATCTAATCCTAGACCTTCACTGGTATCTACCAGAATAACATAGACATGATCTTTGAGAGGTTCTGAATAGATATTAACACCTTGATGAGTTCTCATAGGAATTTTATAAGATAGTTTTGATAGAATAGTAGGATGAATGAGTGTGTTAGATGAACCTAAGAACTCACACTCAAACTCTTGTCTAAACTGATCTATAGAAGTACTTCTGATCATCTGTTCTTTCCAGACCTCATCACGACCTGGAACATCTGACCAATGCACGTCTACTCTAGCATAATCATTACTACCGTTAACAGAATCATTCCATAGTTTATAGAATAGATTCATTCCATTAGGGGTAGACGTGATTACTAGTTTAGTAGTCTTACCAGATGAAATAGTAGGAAAGACTGATGCGAAGAATGCATCTTGAATATTACGAGGTACGAATGCAAACTCATCAAGATAGATCAGATTAAACGATTGACCACGAATTGCAGATGATGATGTAGAAGATGCCCTACACTTACTACCGTTCTCTAATTCTATGTATTTCTTATTCCATTCGATAATGCCTTGCTGCATCCATTTAGGAAGCCATTCGTAAGCAAGCTGCATTCTAGATAAGATTTCGATAGATTGAGATTCTTTGTTTGCAAGAACTGCACAGTTAAAGTTCTCATTAAATAACAGCTTATGAAGAAGATAACCTACAACACCAGTTGTTTTACCAACCTGTCTAGGCATTTTACAGATTGTGTATCTGTTATCATCGAATACCTTAAACATTTTCTTCTGGTATTCGTATGGTCTAAACGGAACCAGACCGAGATCAACATGTAC